GTTTCCTCGAGCGCATATTCGACCCTAGTAGTGGTGTGTTGCTCGATGAACCTGATGTCGAAGCAATTCTTGCCGTTCGTCAACTAACGTTGATGTTCGGTAAGATCCTTCTTCCTTGTAGCGATACAAGGGTTCGAAGGGCGATGTCCGACTTCATCGAGACTGAGCAGGAAGTCAAGGAGACTACCTCGCGTCTAACTGGCCTTGATTGGTCTGAGTTTAGACGTGTAGCCCGCGTGCTCTTTGCATCTGCTTTTACTGAAGTAGATCGACAGATCTACTACGGTGAGCATGTGCCAAAGCACGGTCCGGGAGCCACTGCTGATAAACTGATAGGTAATCAGAAATATCGGCAGGACACCTGGCCTCTTCGACTTGAAGAGTATTTCCCTTCTGGGGAATTTCTCGTTCCCAATTACTCCTTCTGGGAGCAATTGGATCAAGTCGACTTCCTCGAACCTGGTCGTGAACTACCCGTGAGGGTAGTTGACGTACCTAAGACGCTCAAGACACCCCGGATAATCGCAATTGAACCAACTGCTATGCAATATGCACAGCAGTCGATTCTTGAGCGATTCCAGGAAGTGTTTAGCAGGCCCCGTATTGGGACAGGCAATGATTGCCCGTCTGATTCCAAGCGGGATAACTACCTGCGACACTTCATCGGCCTCGACGACCAAACACCTAATCAGGTGATGGCCTGCGAGGGATCCGTAACAGGATCACTTGCTACGCTAGATCTTAGCGAAGCGTCCGATCGTGTCTCGAATCGGCATGTAGTCGAGCTGCTTTCTGATCATCCCCATTTGCTTAGGGCTGTTCAGGCTTGCCGCTCGACGAAGGCCGATGTAAATGGAGAGATTGTTCATCTTTCCAAATTCGCGTCTATGGGTTCAGCTCTCACGTTTCCTATGGAAGCGATGGTTTTCTTGACCATCATCTTCCTCGGAATCGAGAAAGAGCTCAACACATCACTTTCCCCACAAATCGTAAAACAATTTGTGGGGCAGGTGCGCGTCTTCGGAGACGATATTATCGTCCCCGTTGACTACGTGCATTCCGTGGTCCGTACTCTTTCTCACTACGGTGCGAAAGTCAATACGGCCAAGAGCTTCTGGAACGGTAAGTTCCGGGAGTCTTGCGGTAAGG